CCGCAAGGGTATCAAGACGCTGGACGAGGTGCCCGCCCGTCTGCGCAGCACCGTGAAAGCCCTGCTGGCCGAAAAGGAGTGACTGCCATGATCGACTACACTGTGACCCTGACGCCCAGCGGCGGCGTGGTGCTGCCGGGGTACTCCTCGGCGCTGGCGCTGGGCTACACCAAGAACCGGGGCGTGTACCGCCTTGCAGTCACCGCTTCCGGCGAGTGGGAAGGGCTGGCTATCCGCTGCTTCTGGCACGTCCCGGACGACAAAGACCCGGCGTCCTCGCTGGTGGTGGACGGCTATGTGTCCGTGCCCGCCAGCGTGACCGCACAGCCCGGCAGCGGGTGCGTCACCTTTGAGGGCAGCGACGGCACCAAGACCGTGACCAGCGCAGACCTGCGGTACCGTGTGGCGGCCAACTCCGGCACGGAGGACGGCACAGAGCCGGAGCCTGGCACACCTGCCTGGCAGGAGCTGGTGGGGGCCGTGCACACCGATGCCATCGCCGCAGAGCAGGCCAAGACCGATGCCCAGACCGCAGCGCAGCAGGCAGGAGCAGCCGCACAAAAGGCCGCTGCCAGCGAGAAAGCTGCCGGTGACGCACAGAAAAAAGCCGCCGAGAGCTTGCAGGAGCTCAAGGACGGCATTGCGTCCGGAGACTTTAAGGGCGAGCCGGGAGCTACCGGCCCGGTCGGCCCCGAAGGGCCACAGGGCGCACAAGGTTTGCCCGGCCCTCAAGGCCCCAAAGGTGACCCCGGAGAGACCGGCCCGCAGGGGCCGCAGGGCGAGAAGGGCGAGACCGGTGAGGCAGGCCCTGCTGGTGCCGACGGCAAGGACGGCGCACCCGGCAAAGACGCCACCGTGGATGCCACCCTGACCCAGAGCGGGAAGGCAGCAGACGCAAAAGTGACCGGCGATGCGCTGGCGACCAAAGCAGTCATCGACGACACCACAGTCGGCACCGACGCATGGAGCAGCAAGCACATCGTGGACCTGCTCTGCCCGCCCATTGAGGAGACCGGCAACCCGTTGCAGTGCCATCCTGTGGCAGCCTATCCGCTGGGGGTGACTGCCAGCTGGGAGCCGACGCAGGATGGCAGCGGTGAGCCGTCCCCTGACAATATCCGGCCTATTTCCGGGCGGGAGACGGTGAGCGTGGAGCGGTGCGGGGGGAATGTTATTGAGTTTTTAAGAACAAATGATTCCCATGAAAGCGTTAAAATAGCAGTAGACGCAGAAAAAAATATTACGCTTAACGGAGCATTAACTCGCGGAGCCAATATCATAATTGGAATGTGTCGGCTGCATTGGGTTGCGGGAAAAACCTACACCATGTACGTCAAGAAGGTGGGCGGCAGTGCCTCTCTTGGAAGCGGTGACGGCATTACTTTTGCCTATTCGCTGTTCACGCAGGATTATAATCGTTACTTCCGTGGTGATACACGCAGCACAAACCTTAATGCGTATATTGCAAGCGATGCTGCGCTGGCAGAAACCGAGCTTGTTTTTATGCTGCAATGCTGGCGAGCAAATACAGTATTCAACAACTTCAAATTCCAAATCGAAGTTATTCCTGGCACCACCGCCCCCACCACCTACACCCCTTACACCGGCCAAACCGCCGCCCTGACTCTGCCGAGCACTGTCTACGGCGGCACGGTGGATGCAGTGACGGGAGAGGGGCAGGAAACGTGGAAAATAGCAACCATTGATGCTAAAAAAATCAAATTCTCATCTGATGGTAATGATAGATTTTGGAATTTGCCGTACCACACAGCAGATGGTGCAACTGGCGCATCTAAAATTATATGCAGCCATTTCATTTCCTCTACATTTTCAGTAAATGAACCATATGCGTTCTTTTTTACGCAGCCAAACCGTTTGCAGAACTTGTTCTCAAGTTTAGATGAGCTGAATGATTATTGTGCTGCACAATATGCCGCAGGAACGCCTGTGCAGATTGTGTATCAGTCGCTGAAAGAGCCTGTGCCTTTTACAGCCACCGGAGCGCAGCCTATCCCCGCCCTCCCCGGCGTGAACACCCTGATGACCGACGCGAACAGTGTAACCGTTACCGGCAGAGCAGACCCCATCAAACGAATTACGGACCTTGAGGATGCTGTGGCATCAATGACCAACACATAAGGAGGTACATATGGCAATTAAAAGTAAAGCCAGGCACGACCTGACCCTGCGCTCCATCAAGCGTGAAATCGCCGCAGGACGCGATGTTGCGTTCTGGCTGGATAAAGCATATATGCACTACGACAACGGATTGCTGACCGCAGATGACGTCGCAAAGGTGGAGCGGCTGGCACAGGCGTACTATGACGCGCTGGACGCGGAGGACAGTGCGATTGATGCACCGGACGATGTGACGCAGGAAGAGTAACGCCAAGAAAGGACGTGAGAACATGGCAATCAAACAGTACAGCCTGAAAGCAGACGGCGCCAGGAAGCTGGCACCGGGCTTTAAGGTACGCGAGTTCCGCTGCCGCGACGGCAGCGACGTCGTGATGATCGACCAGACCCTCGTGGTGCTTTTGCAGTGCATCCGGGAGCACTTTGGCAAGCCCGTGACCATCACCAGCGGGTACCGCACGGCGGCCCACAACACCGCCGTGGGTGGAGCCAAGAGCAGCCAGCACCTGCTGGGCCGGGCGGCAGACATCCAGGTGGCGGGTGTGTCCGTCGAGGACGTGGCCGCCTACGCCGAGAGCCTGCTGCCCGGCTGGGGCGGCGTGGGCCGCTACCCGGTCAAGGCCGGCCGCACCAAGGGCTGGGTGCATGTGGACACCCGGCCTAACAAAAGCAGATGGACGCAGTGAGGAGGTGGCGCATGAAAGATTATTTTTGCATGGCGATCGGCGCGATCGGCGGCGTGATCGCCGGTCTTTTTGGCGGCTGGGATGCCGCCATGCAAACGCTGGTGATCTTTATGGCCGTCGACTACATCACCGGTCTAATTGTGGCCGGTGTGTTTCACGCATCGCCCAAAACCAAGACCGGGACACTGGAAAGCCGGGCAGGCTGGAAGGGCCTGATCCGCAAGGGCGAAACGCTCCTAATCGTGCTGGTGGCCTGCAGGCTGGATGCCGTGATGGGTTCCACCTTTGTGCGGGATGCCGTTGTGATCGGCTTTATCTGTAACGAGACCATTTCCATCATTGAAAACGCGGGCTTGATGGGACTGCCGATCCCGGCAGCGCTCACCAAGGCTGTGGACATTTTAAAGCAGCGCTCGGAAACCGAGCAGAAAGGATAAGCTCTTATGAATGAATTTCTGAAAGTCGCTCTTACTGCCTGCATCCCCGCAATGACAGTTATCTTTGGCTGGGGCCTGAACAAGGGTGTCAGCATTGCAAACGGCTACATCAACAACAAGTTTGCGCAGACCTGTCTCCAGAATGCCGCCAACGCGGTGTTCAATGCTGTCCAGTATGTCAACCAGACCTACGTTGATGCCCTGAAGGAACAGGACAAGTTCGACGAGGACGCGCAGCGCATTGCCTACAACCGCGCACTGACCGCAGCGAAGAAAGCCCTGACGCAGGAGACCATCACGTTCATCAAGGAGACCTTTGGCGACCTCGACAGCTACCTGAAGCCGATGATCGAAGCGCAGGTGCGCAGCCAGAAGACCTATATGTGATGTTTCTGTAGTGCCAACAAAATAATAGTATCGCAACAGCCCCGGGGAGCCTGACGGTTCCACGGGGCTATTTTTGTTTGCAGCGCATTCCGACATGTTGCGACACATTTTAACACTTTCGGCACATTTCCGGCATTTTCCAGCTAGAGTTGTACCGGAAGGAAGTGTAAAAAATGACCACTTATGATATGACCGATTTTGCCGCACAGGTGGACGGGGTGCTGCGCCCGCTGGGCATCACCCGCAATATGCGGGCTTACCACACTCTGAGCGAGGCGCTCCGGCTGATCTGCGAGCAGGAGGACCGGCTGGAAGCCGTCCAGAAAGAAATTTACGAGCCCATTGCAGACCGCCATTGCTGCGACTGGACCGCCATTCAGAGCATGATCCGCCGTGCCGCGCAGACCGCATGGGCCACCAACCCTGCGCAGGTGCAGCATCTGGCTGGCTACCCGCTGACCGGCTGCCCCAGTGCCGTGCAGTTTCTGGAGCTGTTGTATAATGGGATGGTGAGAGGGGTGTAAATCGCCTTAGCCCAAAAAGTGGGTTGCGAAGTGGGTTTGCACAAAAGAAAAGCACCCGGAAACTTACGTTTCTAGGTGCTATTTCTTGGTGGGCGCGGGTGGATTCGAACAACTATTCTTTCGGTCTGTCCATTCCTGCCGTGTCAGAAAATACAGCATTCAAGCCACTTTTCGGGCACGGCACGGAACGCGCGGTGCATCGCCGGAATAGCTCGAACGTTAAAAGTGGGTTGCAAAGTGGGTTATTTTTCGGGGCCCGGCGCGTACTCGGACAGCACACCGGAGACAGCCTGCGCGGTGGCGTCATCGCGGCCGGTGACGGCGTGGGAGTACCAGCCGTAGGTGTCCATGCTCTTGCTGTGGCCCACGATGCGGCGCAGCTGGGCGGGCGGCACGGCGTCCTCGATCATGCTGACAAAGGTGTGCCGCAGCTCGTACAGGCTGACCGGCGGGTCGATGCCGTTACAGCGCTGGTAGAACTTCCAGTAGTTGTACAGGCTTTGCTGGTTGGACAGCAGAAACAGTGGGTCATCGTCCCGCAAGGGGCGCTCCTCTTCCTGCGTGCGCTGCTGCAGCTGGGCGCGGATCTCGGCCACAGCCAGAGGGTGCAGCACCACGGTGCGGATGGCGTTCTCGTTCTTGCCGCTGGTCTCTTCGTTCTGGCGGTTGATGGCCCGCCCGATGTGCACCCGGTCACCATCCAGATCGCCCACGCGCAGGCCCAGCAACTCACCAGGGCGCAAGCCGGTCATGACCGCGATGCGGTAGGCGTGCACGTTCTCGTCCTGCTCCACTTTTCCACGCACCACACGGGTGTCTGTGGATAAGAGCACCCGCAGACTGTCCGGCTGCAGGATTTTCCGGCCCTTCAGGCGGGCACCCTTCGGCACGGTCAGATCCTCGTCCTCCGGGCGCAGGGAGGTGTATTTATGCTGGCGCGCCCACTTGACAAAGGCCACCTCCACGCCACGGATGCCCTGCAGCGTTTTGCGGGACAGGTTGCCCCGGCTCTTGCGCTTGCTGTCCGGATTCAGACAGCCTTCCTTATAGGAGCGGTTCAGCACGTCCTGCAGCATGCCGGTGGTCAGGTCGCCGATGCGCCGCGCACCGATCACCGGCAGGATGTAGTTGCGCCCGAACTTCTCCACCTGCTCGATGTTGCTGGTGCCACCCGTGGCTTTGACCGAAATCATGTACTCGGCCCACACGTCTGCGCAGCGTTTTGTGGTGCTGCTGATGCCCTCGTCCAGCCAGACGTCCGCCTTGCGGTTCGCTTCGCGCTGGCCTGTCCGGCCGGGCTTAGTGCTGGTAAAGGTGCGGCGCACGCCGTCCTTCTGCACCTTGATCTGCCAGCGGTTCTGGTTCGGCAGCCAGACCGCTGTATTCGTTCGCAATCCCATAAAAATACACCTCCATGGGTACACTTTGACAAGCCTGCCCGGAGGTGGTACAATAACAGTTGCTTAGGCTGGTATTGTTCCTCGTGAGCAAGCCACTCTTTGACGCCCTACCGGTTGCCGCCGGTGGGGCGTTTTTTATTCAAAAATCAGGATGCCTTCCGGCCTTCGCTCTTGCCGGAAGAGATATAGTGCTCATAGTATTTCTGGTTATCTTCGCCAAAAGCGGCAACCAGATCAGGATTATTTGCTTTGTAGGCGGCAAGGCTAAATGTACTGCTGCCCTGACGGCCCTCCTTCATGCCGCTGTTTACGAAATGCTCCAGATACTTCCACTGGTTATCTCCAAACAGGGCAGCCAGATCGGCGTTGTGCTCTTTGTAATACTGATAATCGTAAACAGGGGCGTATTTGCTGGTCAGCACATAGTAAGGCTGATTCGTCGGGTCGCTTCTGAAGTGACCCGAATACAGGGCTTTTTGATTGACGGTCTCTTTGCTTCCGTCCATATAGATGATATCCGCCTTAGTCACGGCAATCTCGTCGATCGTGCTGTTGTACCAAAGGCAATCCCATTCCACTGCTGCATTGTAAATTGCATTCTGAAGTTCGTCATCTGTCAGATAAGTAGTGGAATCCAACTGACCCTGCATCTTGGAATGATCAATCACGGACAGAACAGAGGACGGAGTGTAAGAATCAGCATAATAGGCATTACCGTCCTTGTCCAAAAAGATTCTATGCCCGTTGCGCTCTTCTGCGCCAAAGTAATAGTTCGTTGCAAGCTGCTGCTGTGCCTGGAACGGTCCAAAATCCCCCATGGACGCGGGAGAAGTCACCGTGTTTGCGACCGTTCGGTCAAATCTTGTCGGAGCAATCGGCCCTACTACCTGGGCCGTCACCGTCGAACGGCCGCTGATCGTGCAGGAAGTTCTATCACCGACCGCATTAAGCGGAACCAGCGTGAACGTAACGTATTTAATGGTTTTGTTTGAATTATTCCGGAAGCAGACCGTGGGGCTGACGCCGTCAAAAGCGTCGACCGTAAAATAGACGTCGGTGAGCTCGACCGCAGGCTTTGCCGCAAAGGCACCGCATGCGAGAATCGTCATCAGCGCCAGTGTAAAAACAACGCCTAAAAGCCTTTTTACTGACTTTTTCATGATTCTCTCCTTTTTTCTGTTGAAAAAATCCCAGTTTTCTGCGATTTTTTCGTTTGTTTTCAGTTGTCAAAAGTTGTTGCAATTAACGCCGAATGGTTGTATAATGTTCTTGGACATAAAACCGAATCGGAGGATTGCCACATGACACGACAAGATTACATCAACGCCATTCTGAAACTGCTGGAAAAAGCCGATTTCCGCCAGCTGCGGCTTGTGTGGGTGTACGCAAGCCACCTGATCGGATGAGACGCCAGCCACCATGCGAGGGAAGCCTTTACGGGCTTTCCTCTTTTTTTTGCGTCAGTTTTTCGGCCATGCGTTCCAGCAGCTCCCAGTCCGCCGGGCTCAGGCCTGCCAGCATTTCGATAAAACGCTTTTTAAAGGTGTCGCTGTCATCCTTGGTCAGGTCAGCCAGAAAGGCCGCCACCTGCTCGGACTGGGTGTCCTGCACGAACATTTCGCCCTCGCCTTCGCGCAGCCATGCTTCCCGGACGCCGAACTTATCACAGATGTCTTTAATAGTACGGTCGCTGGGTTCAACGACATTAACCTCGTAGCTGCCGACGGTGTTCCGTTTAAGGTTCAGCCGGTCAGCAAACTCTTGTTGAGTCAGCTTTTCATTTTTTCTAACTTCTTTAATTCGTTCGCCTATCGTCATTTTGTTCACCTCCTTCGCCATCATTATAGCAGGTACAAATCAGAACGTCAAGACGTTTTGTTGGAAAAATCAACAAATACGCTCTTGACAAATGTTGTCTAATGACTTATACTTGTTGTGCAGTCAACAAATCATTGCTGATTGCACCAACCAAGTCAACCAGAAGGGAGGTGAAGAAGATGAATCACTATCCCCGCACACCGGAAGAACGGGAACAACTCCGCCGTGGAGTTGAAAAACTCGACCGAAAGATGGAAGCGGAAGAGGAAGCCTACTGGGAACGCATCCGCCAGAGCGAAAAGCGAACAGACTCTCTACTGCGGCAGTCGATGGCATTCAGCATTGCTTCTTTGCTGGCCGTCATTTTAGCCACGCTGCTATTATGGCGATGATAGCAACGGCTAGGCTGAGTTTTGATATCCGAAGGCTTTCATCCGCCCGCGCTTCTGCGTTGATAGCACGCTTTTCCATTTCTGCAAAGTGTTCTTGTTCTGCCAGCGCCTGACGGCCACCAGCATTGATTTGATAAGTATACTCCGGTTCTCCGTACTCATATCGGAATGCATCCTCATCTTCATAGCGAAAAACCATGTTCTTATCCGTCAGCCATTGCATGGTTTCAAAGTTGACGGTCATGCCGTACTTTCCCATCTGATAAATGGAAAGAGCTTCATCCTGATGCTCGTTCAGAAATTCCAGAACCTTCAGCGTTTTTGCATCCAGCATTTTTTACACTCCCTTCCGCTCAAGTATACCGCAGAAGGGAGCACCCCACAACCCACCCGATGATGGCCGCGTGGCAGCGGCCGAAACCATTCCGGTGACGCCGCCGGGATGGTCGTGGGAGCTACCCACAGAAAGGAGTGCTTAGTATGGCACGCAAAAACAATCCCTTGAATCCCGCCATGTATGGCCTGACGCAGCAGGACGTAGAGCGCGTGATCCGCATCCACACCATGTGCAAGGACATGGACGAGGACGCATTCGAGCAGATGGAGACCGCTGCGGCATCCATCAATCTGGTGGCCAGCCTGAAGAAGCTGGACAACCGCCCCGTGGCATGAAAGGAGGACTGACCCATGGCAAAGAAACAGTTTCTGAAACTCCGGCGGCTGGCCGAAGATCAGGACATCACCACGGATGAGCTGGCCGCAAAGGCGGGCATCGTGCCCCGCACGCTGCGCAAGCGCTTTGCCGCGCCGGAGAGCTGCGGCACATGGAACTGGGAAGAGATTGACGGCATCTGCCGCGCGCTTCACATCCCGCAGGAGCAGATCGGAGAGTATTTCTTCCCGAAGGTTGAGAAAGGAGCATGAACATGAAGGCAAAACTTTACATCGACAGTGAGGACTCGACCATCAAGATCGAAGGTGGTCCCAGCGACGTGCTGCATCTTCTGGTGTGCGCAATCGCCCAGATTCTGAAGAGCTATTTCCCGGACGATTTTGAGCGGCAGATGGGCTGGGGGTCTGGACTGCTCTACAACACGATCCGCGGGCTGAAAGAGGAGGACGACGATGAAGATTAAGTCAAGAGTATGGCACTGGCTGGCCGTCGCCTGCGGCAGCGTGGGTCTGGTGCTTGGCATGGGTGCCGAGGGCACCGCACAGACGGGCGGAACCCTCAACGGCAACGCCTTCACCACGGCGGTGATTTTGGTACTGCTTGCAGCGCTGTTCATGAAGCTGGGCTTCCTGGCACAGGACCGCGAGGCGCGGGAAGCCAAGGGCCGCCACGGCTGCGGCAAGATCACCCGCAACCACGCCCGGAACCCGGAGTACCCGGAGAATCAGGATCGCGGAGCATGAGCGATTACATCCACAACGTCATGTGGTACACCGTCTGGGATGCCAAGACCGGAAATCTGGTAGCATCCGGCACGGCGGCAATGTGCGCCCGACGGCTGGGGTATTCCAGCTCCGGCAGCTTTGCCAGCGCGGTGAGCCACTGGCTGTGCGATGGCCGCCAGCACGTCAAGTACACCATCCAGCGGGAGTACATCCCCCGCAGTGAGGTGGACAGCCTACCGCAACGCCGCAAGTACAAAAAACAAAAAGCCCGCCGGTGCGCCAACACCGACGAGCTGCAAGGGATGATGGATTCGCCAATCATATCACCCCGATAATATCACAAAATCGGAGGTTTTACAATGAAAGGGATCCTGATCGAGCCGGGCAAGGCCCCGGTGGTCACCGCCCTGCCGGACACACTGCAGGGCATCGAAGCCATGCTGGGCTGCGACTGCATGCAGGAGGTGCTGCCTCGCACCCCGGCGGTGCTGCTGTTCGGCGTTCTCGGCAAAGGGCTGAACCGCATCTATCGCGGCCAGAACATCTACGGCACCATCCTCTGCTACGGCTGGAAGAACAACAGCCTCGTGCCCATGAGCAAGGACCTGCAGGCCGAGATGCTGGACCGCCTGAAGGATACGGAGGTGCGGGTATGACGGACTACACCATCAGTTCCAAACTTTCCAACAAGACGGTTTATGCCTGTTACCGTGGACGGTTCTGGCACTGGAACGGCAGCATTTGGAAAGAAAGCCGCATCATGACGCATAGATTTGAGCTGGCCAGAGCGGCAGACAAGAATCTGACCCCACAGGCGTTTCTGACCAATGGCGCGGAGTTCGCTCCGCTGGATGAGTACGAAATTGATATCGCAATGCTGGACGCATTAGAAAATGCCAAGCCCTGCAAGAACGCGCCCATCGAACCGGTGGAAGAGGATTCTTCCTCGGGTGTTCCTGCTCCCTGCATCTGCTCTACCTGCACCTGTGGCGGGTGCAAAGAAGAATGCTTCGGAAACTGCCACAGCTGCGGCCATCCCGTGCAGGAGTGCAACAGCTACCAGACCGAAGGCGAAAAGCATTTAACTCCCGCTCACTCTGCGGATGTTGACAAACCGGAAGTGCCCGGAACCCAGACGGCACAGGACAAGCCCCTGACCTTCCTTCGGGAGGACAAGTGCCCGGAGTTTGATTATTCTGGCCTGCCCGAGCAGGCCGTGGAAAATCTGCACTTTGCCGAGGATGAATACCGGCATGGCAAGCAGATGGCCGAACGCGGGCTGGTACATATGGGCAATGCCGTTGCTGCTGCACATGATGAGCTCGTCGCACAATGCGACAAGCACAGCAACCAGCATAGTGAAGATTCCTTCCGTGCCTGGTGCCTATCCATCGGCATCACCAAGGATAGCGCCTACCGGCTTCTGCAGGTCTCTGCCCTGATGGACGGCAGCAGCCCCCGCCAGCGGGCCATTCTGGAAGCCCTGCCGCCCACCCTGCTGTACGCCGTGGCAAAACCCAGCGCTCCGGCAGATCTGGTGGAGAAGGTCAAGAACGGTGAGGTTTCCACGAACAAGGAGTATCAGGACCTGCTGGCCCAGATCAAGGCCGAAAAGGACCGCGCCAATGCTGCCGAGGCTGAGCGGGACAAGCTGCTGGGTGCCCAGAATCGGGCTGCCTGGGCGGAAAGCCACATCCAAGATGTCGAAGCCCAGCGGGATGCCGCCCTTGCGGACGTGCAGGGCCTGACCGAGCAGAACCACCAGTTACAGCAGCGCGCCGACTCTGCCGAAGCCCGGGAAGAGGAAGCATGGAAGATGCAGAGCAGGGCCGAAGCCCGTGCCAAGGATGCTGAGAATCAGCTGGCCGGGGCCCGGCAGGTGGCCCAGGCGGCAAAGCTGCGGGGCGACAAGCTCAAGGCCGAGAACGACGCGCTGAAAAGTCAGCCCATCACCGCCGTGGTGGACAAAGAGGAGACCCGGCGGCAGGCAAAAGAAATGGCCGACGCCATGAATGCCGAGCTGCAGGCAAAACTGAACGCCGTCACCGGGGACGCCGAGCAGGACGCCCGGAACGCTTACGACAGCGTCCTGCTGGCCAGCCGGGCCATGCTGAACGCCTGGCAGATGGTAAAGCCGCAGTTCCGCAAGCTGCCGGAGGAGCAGCGCGAAGCCCTTGCTAACCAGATCATCCACACCATCGGCAGCATTCAAGGGGAGGTAACGAAATGTCTGTAAAGATCACGGCTCTGGAAGCCGAAAACGTCAAGCGCATCAAGGCGGTGGCCTTTGCGCCGTCGCCCACCGGGCTCACCCTCGTGGGCGGCAACAACAATCAGGGCAAGACCAGCGTGCTGGACGCACTGGCGTGGGCGCTGGGCGGGGAGCGTTTCCGCCCGGATGCCGCCCAGCGGGACGGCGCGGTCGCCCCGGCGCACCTCAAGGTCACCCTGTCCAACGGCGTGGTCGTGGAGCGCAAGGGCAAGAACGCCAGCCTGACCGTCACCGACCCTACCGGGCGGCGCAGCGGTCAGCAGCTGCTCAATGCGTTCGTGGAGCCGCTGGCCCTCGATCTGCCCCGCTTCATGGAATCCACCGACAAGGAAAAAGCCGACATCCTGCTGCGCATTATCGGCGTGGGGTCAGAGCTGCAGGTCAAAGATCTGGAGATCAAGGGCCTGTACGACAAGCGCACCTTCACCGGCCAGCTGGCCGCCCAGAAAAAGCACTTTGCCGAAGAACTGATCTCCTACCCGGAAGCCCCGGACGAACCGGTCAGCGCGTCCGACCTCATCCGTCAGCAGCAGGACATCCTTGCCCGCAACGGCGAGAACCAGCGCAAGCGCAATCAATTCGCTCAGCTCACAGATCTGCTTGAACGGCAGAAAAAAGTGGTTGCAGACCTTGAATTTCAGTTGAGCACGGAAAAGCAGCGGCTGACCACGATGCAGGCCGACGTAAAAATCGCCCAGACCTCTGCCGCAGATCTGCAGGACGAATCCACCGCCGAACTGGAAGCGTCCATCCGGGACATCGAGGAGACCAACCGCAAGGTGCGTGCCAACCTCGAAAAGGCCCGCGCTGAGGACGAGGCCGCCCAGTACGCCAGCGACTACGACCGCCTGACCGAATCCATCCAGCAGAAGCGTGCCGACCGCATGGCCCTGCTGAACGGCGCAGACCTGCCGCTGCCGGGGCTGAGCGTGGAGGACGGCGTCCTTACTTACAAAGGCAAGCACTGGCGGGATATGTCCGGCAGTGACCAGCTGCGGGTGGCCGCCGCCATCGTGCGCCGGCTAAACCCGGACTGCGGCTTTGTTCTGCTGGACAAGCTGGAGCAGATGGACATGACCACCCTGCAGGAGTTTTCCGCCTGGCTGGAAGCCGAGGGCCTGCAGGCCATTGCTACCCGCGTGTCCACCGGCAGCGAATGCCAGATTATCATCGAGGACGGCATGGTCAAGGGCACCGAGCCGCCCGCCGAAAAGCCCCAGCCGAACAAGAGCTGGACGAAAGGAGCGTTTTAAATGAGCAAGTATTCCGTGACCACCGGCGTGCAGACCGCGCCGGTCAAAACCGTGCTCTACGGGCCGGAGGGCATTGGCAAATCCACCTTTGCCTCCCATTTTCCGGATCCGGTGTTCATCGACACCGAGGGCGGCACCAAGCGGCTGAATGTGGCCCGCCTGCCCCAGCCCACCAGCTGGGCGATGCTGCTGGACGAGGTGGCAGAGGTGCGCAAGGGCAGTGTGCCCTGCGGCACGCTGGTCATCGACACCGCCGACTGGGCGGAGCGTCTGTGCATCCAGGCCGTGTGCGCCCGCGCCAAGGTGAACGGCATTGAAGATTTCGGTTACGGCAAGGGCTACACCTACGTCAAAGAAGAGTTTGCCAAGCTGCTGGACGCGCTGGAAGAGGTGCTCAACGCCGGGCACAACGTGGTGGTGCTGGCCCACGCGGCCATTACCAAATTCGAGCAGCCGGACGCCGTGGGCAACTATGACCGCTGGAGCATGAAGACCTCCAAGCAGGTGGCCCCGCTGCTGCGGGAATGGTGCGACATGCTGCTGTTCGCCAACTACAAGACCGTGGTGGAAAAGGCCGGCAGCGGCCCCAACGCCAAGAACAAGGCCAGCGGCGGACGCCGGGTGCTGTACACCACCCATCACCCCTGCTGGGACGCCAAGAACCGCTTTGGCCTGCCGGAGGAACTGCCCCTTGATTACGCATCCATTGCAGCCTGCATCCCCGGAAGCAGTGCCCCAAAGGCTCCCTCCCAGAGGGAGCTGGCACCGCAGGTGACTGAGAGAGTTCCCGCGCCGAGCGCCGAGGCCGACATCCTGCCCAGCCCCGTACCGCAGCCCCAGCCGCCTCACGAGGAAGTGCCGCCCGCCCTGCTCACGCCGGATCTGGTCGCCCTGGGCGTGCCGGAAAAACTGGCTCCGCTCATGAGCGCCAACAACGTGACTCCGGAAGAGCTGCAGCATGTAGTGGGAGAGCGGGGCTATTTCCCCGAGGATATGCCCATCCGGGACTACCCCGCCGATTTCGTGGAGGGTTGCCTGGTGGCCGCATGGCCCCAGGTGCTGCAGATGGTGCTGGACGGCCGTGACCTGCCGTTTTGACAATTGAAAGGAGAACTTACTTATGAATGACATGAACGCTGAAGGCCGCGCATTCGGCTGGGATGACGAATTTACCAACGAACAGCAGGAGTTCGTCCTGCTGCCGGAGGGGGACTACCCCTTTGAGGTCACCGGCATGGAGCGTGCCCGCTACGAGGGCGGTGCCAAGCTGCCGCCCTGCTCCATGGCAAAGCTGACCATCAAGGTGTTCGGCGGGGCCAAGGGCGACGCCACCGTCACCCACCGCCTGTACCTGCACACCAAGACCCAGGGCCTGCTGGGCGCGTTCTTTGAGAGCATCGGCCAGTGCAAGCGCGGCGAGACCTTCCGCCCCCGCTGGAACGAGGTGGTGGGCAGCAAGGGCCTGTGCCGCCTCGGCATCCGGGAGTACACCAAGAAGAGCGGCCCCCACGCAGGCGAGACCGGCCAGAGCAACGAGGTGACCCGCTTCCTGCCGCCGCCGGAGCCCACGGCCGCGCCTGCGCACGGCTGGACACAGGGGGCGTTTTAAATGGCACAGACGCAAGCCCTGCGCCCCTACCAGCAGGCCGCACGGGATGCCATCCACACCGAGTGGGAGAACGGCCATGCCCGCACCCTGCTGGTGCTGCCTACCGGCACCGGCAAGACCATCGTGTTCGCGTCGGTGGCCGCTGATCAGGTGCGTGCCGGGGACCGGGTGCTCATTCTGGCGCACCGGGGCGAGCTGCTGGAACAGGCTGCCGACAAGCTGCAGCGTTCCACCGGCCTTGTCAGCGCCGTGGAAAAGGCCGAATCCACCTGCCTGGACAGCTGGTTCCGGGTGGTGGTGGGCAGCGTGCAGACCCTGCAGCGCACCGCCCGGCTGGAACGCTTCCCGCAGGATTATTTCGGCACCATCATCATCGACGAGGCCCACCACGCCATCACCGACGGTTACCGCCGCATCCTGGACTACTTCAGCGGGGCCAAGGTGCTTGGCGTCACCGCCACGCCGGACCGCGGCGACATGCGCAATCTGGGCGAGGTGTTCGACAGCCTGGCCTTTGAGTACAAGCTGACCGACGCCATCAAGGAGGGCTATCTGTGCAAGATCATGGCCCAGACCGTCCCGCTCCAGCTGGACATCTCGTCCGTGACCATGAGCGGCGGCGACTACGCCGTGGGCGACCTGGGCACAGCCCTTGATCCGTATTTGGAGCAGATCGCCGCCGAAATGGCTCGGCGCTGCAAGAGCCGCAAAACGGTGGTGTTCCTGCCGCTGATCAAGACCAGCCAGAAGTTCCGGGACCTGCTGAACACCTACGGCTTCCGGGCTGCCGAGGTCAACGGCCAGAGCGACGACCGCAGGCAGGTGCTGGCCGACTTCGACGCCGGCAAATACAATGTGCTGTGCAACTCCATGCTGCTCACCGAGGGCTGGGACTGCCCCTCCGTGGACTGCGTGGTGGTGCTGCGGCCCACCAAGGTGCGCAACCTGTACAGCCAGATGGTGGGGCGCGGCACCCGCCTTTCCCCGGGCAAGACCGACCTGCTGTTGCTGGATTTCCTGTGGATGACCGACAAGCACGAGCTGTGCCGCCCGGCAGACCTGGTCTGTGAGGACCGCACTGTGGCCCGCCAGATGACCGAGCATCTGGCCGAGACCGGCTGCCCGGAGGACATTGAAGAAGCTGCCGCACAGGCCGGCGAGGACGTGGTGGCCCAGCGGGAAGAAGCCCTTGCAAAGCAATTGGCCGAGCAGCGCCGCAAAAAGGCAAAGCTGGTGGACCCGCTGCAGTACGAGATGAGCATCCAGGCCGAAGATCTCTCCGGCTATGTGCCCGCTTTCGGGTGGGAAGCCGGGCCGCCCAGCGACAAGCAGACCGCCGCGCTGGAAAAGCTGGGCATCCTGCCGGATGCGGTGGAATCGGCGGGCAAGGCGGCCCTGCTGCTGGACCGGCTGCACAAGCGCCAGACCGAGGGCCTGACCACGCCCAAGCAGATCCGCCTGCTGGAACGCTACGGCTTCCGGCATGTGGGCAGCTGGAGCTTTGACGCGGCCAGCCGCATGATCAACCGCATTGCAGCCGGCGGCTGGCGCGGCGTGCCCAAGGGCGTGGACCCCAAAACCTTCACGCCTGACGCACAGCCCGCCGTGCCGACGGACTTTGGATGGTAACGCACATGGAACATGAAAACGATCTCAAAGAAGCGCTGGAATTTCTCAGCCCGTCCGCCCTGACCTATGACGAGTGGGTGGCGGTGGGCATGGCCCTCAAGGACGGCGGCCTGCCGGTCACCGTCTGGGAGCAGTGGAGCACCCGGGACGCCGGCCGCTACCACAAGGGCGAGTGCGTCAAAAAATGGGAGAGCTTCCACGGCGGCGGGGGCAGCCCCGTCACGGTGAGCAGCATCTTCCAGATGGCCTACTCCCACGGGTGGAGCGGCCCGGCGGGCCATGCGCTGGACTGGAACGACGACATTGCCGCAGGCCCCGGCGCACAGTCGGAGGGCCGCGTGGTGGACCCGCGCTGGGTGGAAGCCCACGAGCTGGCCTTGCCGGAACAGTGGGACCCCGCCGACCAGCTGAAGCGCTACCTGCGGGCCCTGTTCGAGGCGGACGAGTATGTGGCTTACGTCACCGAGAGCTTCATGGCGGATGACCGCCGCCGCCCCACAAGGGGCTGCTGGGACCGCACCGCCGGGCAGCTCATCGCCGAGCTGGACCAATGCGGCGGGGACCTGGGCAAGGTGGTGGGCGACTGCGACCCGGAGGTGGGCGCGTGGATCTGCTTCAACCCCGTGGACGGCACCGGCCGCAAAGACGCCAACATCACCGCCTATCGCTATGCCCTTGTGGAATGCGACAACATGGAGCTGGGCAAGCAGCAGGCCATCATCCGGCAGCTGGAACTGCCCTGCGCGGCCCTCGTCTACTCCGGCGGCAAGAGCGTCCATGCCATCGTCAAGGTGGATGCCCCGGACTACACCGAGTACCGCAAGCGGGTGGATTATCTCTACGCCGCCTGCCAGAAGAACGGCCTGACCATCGACCAGCAGAACCGCAATCCCTCCCGCCTGAGCCGGATGCCCGGCATCCTGCGCGGCGACAAGCGGCAGGTGCTTCTGGAGACCAATTTCGGCAAGAGCTGCTGGGACGAGTGGCGGGACTGGCTGGAAGCCGAGACCGACGAGCTGCCGGACACCGAGAACCTTGCCGCCGACTGGGCCAGCCTGCCGCCGCTGGCCGACCCGCTCATCTTCGGGGTGCTGCGCAAGGGCCACAAGATGCTGCTGGCAGGCCCCAGCAAGGCCGGCAAGAGCTTTGCCCTCATCGAGCTGTGCATCTCCATTGCCGAGGGCAAACCGTGGCTGGGGCAGTTCAACTGTGCACAGGGCAAGGTTCTGTACATCAATCTGGAACTGGACCGGGCGTCCTGCCTGCACCGCTTCAAGGATGTGTATGCGGCCCTCGGCCTTGCGCCGGAGAACCTTGCAAACATCGACATCTGGAACCTGCGCGGTGCGTCCGTGCCCATGGACAAGCTGGCCCCCAAGCTCATCCGCCGGGCCCAGAAAAAGGGCTACATGGCCGTGGTGCTGGACCCCATTTATAAGGTAATCACCGGCGACGAGAACAGCGCCGACCAGATGGCCAAGTTCTGCAACCAGTTCGACCTGGTCTGCCGGGAGCTGGACTGCGCCGTCATCTACTGCCACCACCACAGCAAGGGTGCCCAGGGCGGCAAACGCAGCATGGACCGTGCGTCCGGCTCCGGTGTGTTCGCCCGTGACCCGGACGCCATGCTGGACATGACCGAGCTGGTGCCTACCGATGCCATCCGCCAGCAGCTGCACAATAAGGCCGCCTGCCGGGTCATCAAGGCCATGCTGGACAAGCGCGGCCACGCCGATGCCTACGGCCCGGACGATGCCCTCAGCCGCACCCGCATGCTGGCCATCGCCAAAGAGAACCTTGGCCTTGCCGACCTGCGGGCCATCGACGCCGAGGTGGCTGCCGCCGAGAAAAAAGCCGACGGCATGACCGCCTGGCGCATCGAGGGCACTCTGCGCGAGTTTGCCCGGTTCGACCCGGTCAACCTCTGGTTCGACTACCCGGTGCACAAGCCGGACAGCGGCCTGCTGGAAGATCTCCAGCCGGACGGAGACGTCAAGGGCTTTGCCGCACGCGGCGCGGAAAAGCGCTGGGGCAGCCGGGAGAAGCTGGCCAAGAACAAGTCCGTGGAGCTGTCCACCGCCTACGAATCCTGCACGATGGACGGCAAGGTCACTGTCTACGCCATGGCCGAGTATATGGGCCTGAAGCCGGACACCGTGCGCCGCCGCCTGAAAGCGGACGGTGGTTACTGGGTAGATGGCGCGGACGTGGGACGCAAAGAGCCCGGTTCCAACGGATGATTACAAATTGCAATATTTTGTTTTACGCAACGTACAAAAACGGTAAAATGCCCGCATAATCCGTCCGCGTCCGGCTTCCGGATTTCGGAAAATGCCGCATTTTCCTACGGATCCGGGACGGAAAATGCCTATATATAATAGCATAATCCGTCCGTGTGTGATGGGGTCTCCCGGAGGATGGGGCGTGCACAGCCCCCATCCATCCGGGGAACCCTCCCCATCACGTTGGCCTGCATCAAAAAAGAAAAACGAGGTGAACCCCATGTACATGCAATTCTTTATCCCCATGCAGCCGCCCACCACCACCCACAACGCAAAGCAGCTGCACGCCTACATGAAGGGCGGCCAGCCCCACGCAGTGCTCCACGACAGCCCGGAGCTGAAACAGACCCGTGCCAAGCTCCATGCCCATCTGGCACCCCACGCCCCGGCAAAGCCCATCCCTGCCGGCAGACCGGTGCGCCTGCTGGTCAAGTGGTGCTTCCCCTCCGAGGGGCGCAGGAACGGTGCGTGGCGCACCAGCAAGCCGGACACTGACAACCTGGAAAAGGCCCTCAAGGACGAGATGACCCGCCTGCACTTCTGGGACGACGATGCCCAGGTGTGCAGCGAGATCGTGGAGAAGTTCTGGTCGGACCCCTGCGGGGTGTTCGTCCGGGTGGAGGAGCTGGCATGACCTACGAAGAGAAAAGACGCTGGCTCAGTCGGTACGGGGACGCTATGGTAAAGGCCAAGCACCTGCGAGATGATTTAGATGAAGCAGAACGTGACACCGGTTGTACCACGCAGCAACTGACCGGAATGCCGGGCGGCAGCGGTGATGGGCAGAGTCTGGCACGAACAGTAGAACGTATTGAACGAGCCGAGAAAGCCTTGAATGCACAGATCATGCTGTGTGATGATCTCCACGCCGAACTTATGGCCCGACTGGAGGATGTGGACGACCCGAAGGACTACGAGGTCCTGCGGCTGAAGTATCTCCGCTTTCAGGACTGGGAACAGATCGCACAGAAGATGAGCATCTGTGTACGGCAGGTTTACCGTCATCACCGTAAAGGTGTGGATGCTTTGGAACTGTGACAGATGTCAGTAAAACGTCAGTACGACGTCAGTGACATGTCTTTGATTTCATGATAAAATAGTATCATCGCAAGAGCCCGCAGGAAAGGTTTACTCCCTTCAATCCTGCGGGCTTTGTGCTGCCCGGCTGCGACAGGGGAACACACATTTACCGACCAACAGCCTGAATGTACCAGCCGGGCCTTTTTTGATATTCCCGCCGTCCGCAGGGGCGGCTTTTTTCATACCCCCGGGGCCTGCAAAGACCCCCGGGGTCATTTTGTACCCCGGCCTTTCAAAACACCCCCTGCCTGCAAAAGGCCTCCTCCCCCTTGAGGAGACCGGCAGGCAGCACACCCCAAGGAGCTGCCCATGGCAAAGACTGTTGCACGCCCGGATCGGGACGGCACCCACCGGCTGGCGTTTGAACGCAACAAGAAAAAGATCTACGCCACCCAGACCGTGTGCGGCATCTGCGGCAAGCCTGTGGATTTCAGCTACAAGTTTCCGCATCCGCTTTCGCCGTGCATCGACCACATCATTCCGGTGGCCAAGGGCGGCCACCCCAGCGACCTCGCCAACCTGCAGCTGGCGCATTTCTGGTGCAACCGGCAGAAGAGCGACAAGCTGTTTACGCCTGTGGAGCAGCAGACGGAGCCGGATGCAGATGCCTCCATGGCCCTGCCGCTGAGCACCGACTGGACGGCGTACCGCAGCCGCTGAGACGGCCCGCAGCGCCGCCGGGACACGCACGCAGGGACGGGGGGCATCCCCCTCCCAGGGGGCCCTCTGACCTTCCCAGACCGTACTGTGAATATTTTCTCGTGAAAGGAGAATCCACCGCCCATGACCGACCTGAAAGGCATGGCCTATCTGCGCCGCCGCCTGAACCAGAAGCGCAGCCGAGTGCTGACCCGCTACAAGTATTACGAGATGAAGAACGCCGTAAAGGACTTTGGCAAGGTCACCCCGGATGAGTTCCGCTTTTTCAGCGAGACGCTGGGCTGGTGCGGAAAAGCTGTGGACGCTCTGGCCGACCGGCTGGTCTGGCGGGAGTTCCGGGATGATAACTTTGACCTGAACTCCATCTACCAGATGAACAACGCAGACACCCTGTTTGACAGTGCCGTGCTGTCGGCCCTCATTTCCAGCTGCTGCTTTCTGTACATCAGCCCGGACGGCAGCGGCTACCCCCGGCTGCAGGTCATCGACGGCGGCAACGCCACCGGCATCCTGGACGAGGTGACCGGCCTGCTCACGGAAGGATATGCCGTGCTGTCCCGTGACCCGGAGACGGACAAGCCCCTGCTGGAGGCCTACTTCACGGCGGACAGCACCTGGTATTACCCCGACGGCCAAAAGCCGTATCAGGTGCCAAACCTCGCACCGGCCCCGCTGCTGGTGCCCGTCGTATACCGCCCGGATGCCAAGCGGCCCTTTGGCCACAGCCGCATCTCCCGTGCCTGCATGGGCCTGCAGCAGGGTGCCCTGCGCACCCTCAAGCGCAGCGAAATCAGCGCCGAGTTCTATTCCTTCCCGCAGAAATATGTACTGGGCACCTCCAACGACGCCGAGCAGATGGACAAGTGGAAGGCCACCATCTCCAGTTTTCTGGAATTCACCAAGGACGAGGACGGCGACAAGCCGGTGGTGGGCCAGTTCACCCAGCAGAGCATGAGCCCCTACACCGAGCAGCTGCGCACATTTGCCGCCCTGTTTGCAGGCGAGACCGGCCTGACGCTGGATGATCTGGGCTTCGTCACCGACAACCCCTCCAGCGCCGAGGCCATCAAGTCCAGCCACGAGAGCCTGCGCCTGGCGGCCCGCAAGGCACAGCGCACCTTTGGCAGCGGCTTCCTGAACGCCGGGTATCTGGCCGCCTGCATGCGGGACGGCATCGCCTACCAGCGTCAGCAGCTCTACCTCACCCGCCCGGTGTGGGAGCCGGTGTTCGAGCCGGACGCCGCCACCCTGTCCGGCATCGGGGACGCCGTGGGCAAGATCAACACGGCCATCCCCGGTTATTTCGGTGCGGAGAACCTGCGGGACCTGACCGGCATCCGCTCCGAGAGCTGAGGAGGCACCCATGGCCGACAAGGACATTGCCCCGGAGCTGCTGGAGCGCATCCGGGCCGACTTCCGGGCGCTGCTGGGCGACGCAAAGCCCGCCGCCGACACCTACGCTGCCGCTGCGGATTACGCCGAGCTTGTGGGCAGCGCCCTGGCCGAGGCCTTCCGCCGCAACCTGACCGCCGACGCCCTGCCGGACGGCAGGCTGTACTGGAACATTGCCGACCGGGTGGTGCGCCCCCTGCTGGAAGATGAGCACCTGCTGGTGGCGGACGCTTCCGCTGCCGTGCAGCAGGCACTGAACCAGCAGGCAAATCTCGGCATTGCCCCGCAGCGGGCCGTGCTGCCCACCGACGCTGTGGACGACCTGCTGAACAAGGTGTCCACGGCGGAGCAGTTTGCGGATGTGGCGTGGGCACTGGACGAGCCGGTGCGTACCTTCTCCCGCATGGTGGTGGACGACACCCTGAAACGCAACGTGGATTTTCAGGGCAAGGCCGGGCTGCGGCCCCGTGTCATCCGCACCGCCGAGAGCCACTGCTGCAAATGGTGCAGTGCGCTGGCCGGCACTTACGATTATCCCCGTGTGCCCAAAGACGTTTACCGCCGCCACGAGCGCTGCCGCTGCCGGGTGGAATATGACCCCGGCGAGGGCAGGCGGCAGAACGTGTGGAACAAGACGTGGACGGAGGATGAGGACGCCCGGCAGGCACGCATTCAAAAGATTCAAAACCCATCGACAAACCGAGACGATTCTGCTAAGATAGAAGCACGAAAACAGATTGGGCTGCCGCCGGTCGATTCACCTGAGATCAAGGCCATCAAGGCCGCAATGTCCGAGCAGGTGCTTAGTCTGCCGGAAACCGCACAGGAGGCTCTCCGGCAGTATACCGGCTTTACGGCGACCCGTGTGAACTTTGCCATCCGGAACGGAAAAATCACACCGCAGATCCAGGAGACCATTTCCGCATTGGATAACGCGCTGGCTTCCGGCGTGATGCCGCAGAGCGTCACCCTGTACCGGAACACAGCGCTTTCTTTTCTAGGGTTCGGGCTTCCCAAAAATCCGACCCTGCAGGATCTGCAAGACCTTGTGGATCTCACACCGGAATTTCCGATATTTATATCAACCAGTTTTCAGGATCTGCATCTTCCGGGCCGTGACACGCTGATTCAGCTGCATGTTCCGGCAGGATATAAGGGCTGCCAGTTCCTTCAGCCTGTAGCGCTTCCCAAATTCAAAAGTCAGGACGAAGTCCTGTTTGCCCGTGGGATGCAGTATCGTGTGCTGGATGTTGGTAGAAAAGACGACCGATATTTTTTAGAGATCGAGGTGCTCCAAAATGTCTAAATTTTTGCGTGAAGAGGATATCAGCATGGGGTTCCGTGCTCCACTTTACAGCGTGCCGGTCTGTATCCCGGAATGCAATGTCTGTATTCACCGGGATGGACCGGGCAAATGCAAAAAGTTAGGAACTCCCTCCGATGATCTTCGTTTCGGAAAGCGCCACGATTGCCCGGACGCCGTCCTGAATACCAGCCATTTTTTATATCCCGAATACCAAAAATTGTACCCGGAAGAGTGCAAGGTCTCTGCCAAAAAGTAAACTTTCATCCACGGAATATCCTAGTTTAACCACTGTATGCCCTCAAAAAGGCACGACAGTGGTTTTTTCATGCCGTTTTAGCTCATGTTGGCAGGGCCGTGGTCTCCAAAACCACAGGTCACTGGTTCGATTCCAGTAAACGGTGCCATCATTTTCATGCAAAGGAGGAACCCAGCCCACCATGCCGCGGACGCGAAAACAGACAGCCCCGGCAAGGCTGGGGCGTCAGACGCCCACCGCTGCCGTGGTGCTGCCCTACACCAAAACCTTCGGCCAGGACGCCATCGACCTGTACAACTCCACCGGGCGCATCGCCCAGCAGTGGCAGGAGCTGCTGCTGTATGACATCCTTGCCCGCAACGAGGAGGATCTGTGGGTGCATACCAAGTTCGGCTATGCCGTGCCCCGCCGCAACGGCAAGAACGAGATCGCCGCCATCCGGGAGCTGTACGGCCTGCAGCAGGGCGAGAGCATCCTGCACACCGCCCACCGCACCACCACCTCCCGGGCCGCCTGGGAGCGGTTGTGCCACCTGCTGGACAAGGCCAAGATCCCCTATAAATCCATTCAGGCCGTGGGCCGGGAGCACATCCAGCTGGAAGAGGGCGAGGGCCGCATCGAGTTCCGCACCCGCTCCTCCAAGGGCGGCCTGGGCGAGGGCTTTGACCTGCTGGTCATCGACGAGGCCCAGGAGTACACCGACGATCAGGCCAGTGCCCTGAAGTATGTGGTCACTGACAGCGAGAACCCGCAGACCCTGTTCTGCGGCACCCCGCCCACGCCGGTGTCCTCCGGCACGGTGTTCCTCAAAATGCGCAACGCCGCCCTGCGGGGCGACACGCAGAACACCGGCTGGGCCGAGTGGAGCGTGGAGCAGCAGACCGACCCCCACGACGTGGAGGCCTGGTATCAGACGAACCCCAGCCTCGGCACCATCTTCACCGAGCGCAGTGTGGCGGATGAGATCGGCGATGACCCCATCGACTTCAACATCCAGCGTCTGGGGCTGTGGCTTCGGTACAACCTCAAATCGGCCATCAGCCGGGCAGAGTGGGACGAACTGAAAACCGACACCCTGCCCAAGCTCACCGGCAAGCTGTATGCCGGCATCAAGTTCAGCACCGACGGCACCAGCTGTGCGCTGGCCGTTGCGTGCCGCACCAAAGACAACGCTATCTTCGTGGAAGCCATCGGCTGCCATCCTACCCGGGACGGCAGCGGGTGGCTTCTTGATTTTCTATCCAAAGCCGACCTAGCCGCCGTGGCGGTGGACGGGGCCAGCGGGCAGCAGCTTCTGGCCGACGCCATGAAGGCCGCCCACCTCAGGTCCCCCGTGCTGCCCACGGTCAAGCAGGTCATCACCGCCAACGCCGCCTTCGAGCAGGCCCTTTTTGCGCAAGCCCTGTGCCATGCCGGCCAGCCCGGCCTTGCGCAGGCTGCTTCCAACTGCGAAAAGCGGGCCATCGGCTCCAACGGCGGCTTCGGTTACCGCTCTCTGACCGAGGGCGGCCACATCGAGCTGCTGGACAGCGTGATCCTGGCCCACTGGCAGTGCGCCGAGGGCAAGGGCAAGCGCCGGCAGCGCATCCGCTATTAACAGGCCACCCGGGCCTGTTTTTTTTGTTGCCATAAAGGAGGGTATTCCATGGCAGAAGCATTTGAACCCATTACCACGCAGGAGGCGTTTGAGGCCGCTGTCGCTGACAGGCTGGCCCCTTACGCCGACTACAACGACCTCAAGGCACAGAACGAGGCCCTCGCCGGGCAGGTGGCGGAGCTGAACACCCGCTGCCAGACCTACGAGACGGACGCGCTCAAGACCCGCGTTGCCCATGAGGTGGGCCTGCCGTTCGACCTGGCGGGCCGCCTGACCGGCTCCAAGGAGGAGGACATCCGCAAGGACGCCCAGAACCTGCTGCAGCTGATCAAGCCCAAGACCCCGCCCGCACCCCTGCGCGGCGACCCCGACCCCAGCGGCAGCGGCAAAAAGGCCGCCTGGCGCAGTTTCGCAAACCAGCTGATGAACAACGAGTAAAGGAGAACACATCATGGCAGATATTCTGAGCAAAGGTTCCCTGTTCCCGGAGGAGCTGATCCCCGGCTTTATCCAGAAAACTACCGGCGCGTCCGCGCTGGCCAAGCTCTGCGGCGCAACGCCCATCGCCTTCAACGGCCAGAAGGAATTCACCTTCACGCTGGACAAGGAAGTGGACATCGTGGCAGAAAACGGTGCCAAGGGCAAGGGCGGCATGACCGTGGAGCCCATCACCATCGTGCCCATCAAGATCGAGTATGGTGCACGCGTGTCCGACGAGTTCCTGTACGCTTCCGAGGACGCCCAGATGGACGTTCTGAGCGCCTTTGCGGACGGCTTTGCCAAGAAGGTGGCCAAGGGTCTGGACCTCATGGCCTTCCACGGCATCAACCCCCGCACCGGCTCTGCGTCCGGCGTCATCGGCACCAACCACTTTGACAGCAAGGTCACCCAGGCCGTGACCATTGCCGCCTCCGACAAGCCCGACACCAACGTGGAGGCCGCCATCGCCCTGGTGCAGGGCGCGGAGCGGGACGTTACCGGCATGGTGCTGGCCCCCAGCTTCAAGAGCGCTCTGGCGGCCCAGACCACTACCGACGGTGCCAAGCTGTACCCGCAGCTGGCCTGGGGCGCAAACCCCGGCGAGGTGAACGGCCTGCGGGTGGAATCCACCTCCAACCTGTCCGCCGGTTCCAGCCTGGACCGTGCGCTGGTGGGCGACTTCACCAACTGCTTCAAGTGGGGCTACGCCAAGGAGATGCCCATTGAGGTGATCCAGTACGGCAATCCCGACAACGATGCGGATCTGGGTGACCTGAAGGGCCACAACCAGGTATACCTGCGCGGCGAGGCCTACATCGGCTGGGGCATCCTGGATCCATCCGCATTCGCCCACATCAAGGCCAACGCCTAAGGAGGACACGCCATGCTGTACCGCAACAAGCGCACCGGCGCTGTGATCGAGACGCCCTGCCGCGTTTCCGGCGGGGACTGGGAGCCCGTCAAGGCAGAAAAGGCGGCCAAACCCAAGGCTGCCGCCAAGGAGAAACCGGAGGCTGCTGAATGAGCTACGCCACCGTGGAGGACATGACCGCTCTGTGGCGTCCCATGACCGCTGCCGAGCAGGCAAGGGCGTTCTCCTTGCTGGATGTCATTTCGGCCAGCCTGGACGTGGAGGCCCGCAAGGCAGGCAAAGACCTGCCCGCACTGGTGGCCGCTGACCAGGCGCTGGCCATGGTGGCCAAGAGCGTGGCCGTGGATGTGGCCGCCCGCACCCTGATGACCAGCACGAACCAGGAGCCTATGACCCAGATCACCCAGGCAGCCGGCGGCTACTCGGCGTCCGGGTCCTTTCTGGTGCCCGGCGGCGGCCTGTTCATCAAAAAATCGGAGCTGGCCCGGCTGGGCCTGCGCCGTCAGCGGATGGGAGTGATCGAACCCTATGGCTCTGATTAAGGGCATCCCCGTCATCCTCTATGAGCGCACCCAGACCGGCGAGGATGCTTTTCACGCTCCGGTTTACACCGAAACACCGGTCACGGTGGAAAATGTGCTCATCACGCCGGTGGACAATGCCGCCGTGGTCACCGACCTGCAGCTTACGGGCCGCCGGGTGGCCTACGAGCTGTGCATCCCGAAAGGCGACGCTCACCGCTGGGAGGGCTGCACCGTGGAATTTTTTGGCCAGAAATGGCGAGTGTATGGCGGTGCCTCCCAGTACATCGAGGCGCTTGTGCCTCTGGCCTGGAACAAGAAAGTGCAGGTGGAACGGATTGAGTAAGCTGCGCGTGGAACTGAACAGCGCTGGGGTGCGTGCCCTCATGCGCTCCCCGGAGATGCAGGCCGTGCTGAAAGCGCGGGCCGACACCGTGAAAGACCGCTGTGGCGACGGGTACGAGGCCTATGTGGCCGCCACCCGCGCCGTGGCCGTGGTGGAGACCGCCACCCCGCAGGCCGTTGACGACAACTCGGCCAACAACACCCTGCTCAAAGCCACATCAGCCAGCCGGAAGGGCGCGACCGTGCACGAGCACAAACGCCACTTGAAGGACGGCAGGGTCATCACCGTAAGGAGCTACCAGAGGAAGAAATGATCGAAGAAACCATCTGCAGCTTTCTGGCCGAGCGGCTGGACGTGCCGGTCCGGCTGAGCGTGCCAACCCCGGCCCCCGCCCGCTTTGTGGTGGTGGAAAAGACCGGCTCCGGCTATGAGGACGGCATCTATAGCGCCACCATCGCGGTGCAGTCCTACGGGCCCGCCGCCACCAGCCACGACGGCACCCTGGACGCGGCAAGGCTCAACGAGCTTGTCAAGGCCGCCATGCAGGACGCCGACAGCCTGCCGCAGCTTGTGCGCTGCGACCTTTATTCCGACTACAATTTCCCCGACACCACCCGAAAACGACCCCGCTATCAGGCCGTTTTCGGCGTGGTGCATTACTGATTGAAAGGAGCCTTTTTTATGGCAGATGCAAAGAATGTGACCGCTGCAAAGCCCAAGGTGGGCGGTGCCGTCTGGCGTGCCCCGCTGGGCACCACTTTGCCTACCGACGCCAAGACCGCGCTGGACAAGGCATTCAAGAGCCTGGGCTATATCTCCAGCGACGGTCTGACCAACGCAAACTCCCCCTCCAGCGAGAACACCACCGCCTGGGGCGGTGACACCGTGCTGACCCAGCAGACCGAGAAGCCGGACACCTTCGCTTTCACCCTGCTGGAATCCCTGAACCCTGACGTGCTGAAGGCCGTGTACGGTGACGACAACGTCACCGGCGACCTGACCACCGGCATCACGGTCAAGGCCAACTCCAAAGAACAGAAGGACTGCTGCTGGGTGGTGGAGATGATCATGAAGGACGATGTGAACAAGCGCATCGTCATCCCGGACGCCGCCGTCACCTCGGTGGGCGACATCACCTATTCCAACGGCGCGGTGGGTTACAACACCACCCTGACCGCCGTGCCGGACACGACCGGCAACACCCACTACGAGTACATCACCGCCAAGGGCGTGTAAGGAGGACAAAACGCATGATCACTGCAAAAACCAACGACGGCTTTGAGATCGAGCTGAGCGAGGACGCACTGGACGACGCCGAGCTGCTGGACGCCTTGGGCGGCATGCAGGACGGCAACGTCTTTGATATGAGCCACCTGACCCTGCGCCTGCTGGGCAAGGAGGGCCGGAAGAAGCTGTATGACCACCTGCGCACCCCGGATGGCCGTGTGCCGGTGGCTAAGGTGGCGGACGCTCTGGGCGAGCTGATGAACAGCTTCACGGCCGGAAAAAACTCTGCATCCTCGCCGAACTGATCGCATCGGACGAGGACGCCCTGATCTGCGATTTTGCCCAGTATTACCATGTACTGGACTGGCGCGCCCTGCCGCTGCGTCTGGCCGCCACCCTGGCCGCAGGCCTGCCGGAAACAAGCCGCAGCCTGCGCAAGGCGGCAGGCCGCACGGTGGACTTTGAGACGGAACTGCTGGCCTATGCCGCCGACCGCCTGACCCAGGTGCTCTGGTGGCTGCACAACGACACGTCCAAGCCGCCCTCCGTGCTGGCCGACCTGTGCGGCGAGGCGGACACCAGCAACGTGCAGTGCTACGCCAGCGCAGAAGAATTTGATGCCGCCCTTGCGGCGCTGAAAGGAGGTTGACGCCATGGCGGACGGAATCGAACTGGGCAAGGCATATGTCCAGATCGTGCCCTCGGCGCAGGGCATCAAAAGCGCCCTGACTGAGATGTTTGACGAGGAGACCGACGGCCTTGGCGAGCAGACCGGACAAAGCATCGGCCAGAAACTGGTCGGCACCCTGAAGAACGTCATCGTGGCGGCCGGCATCGGCAAGATCATCTCGGATTCCATCAACATGGGCGGTGCCTTGCAGCAAAGCCTTGGCGGCGTGGAAACGCTGTTCAAGGACAGTGCCGACACGGTCAAGGAGTACGCCGCGCAGGCATACCGGACCGTGGGCCTTTCCGCCAACGACTACATGGAGCAGACCACCAGCTTTGCGGCCAGCCTGCTGTCCAGCGTCAGCCAGGACACCGATGCTGCCGCCCAGCTGGCCAACATGGCCATGGTGGATATGGCCGACAACGCCAACAAGATGGGCACGGATATGCAGGATATCCAGAACGCCTATCAGGGCTTTGCCAAGCAGAATTACACCATGCTGGACAACCTCAAGCTCGGCTACGGCGGCACACAGGCCGAGATGCAGAGGCTGTTGAATGACGCCACCAAGATCTCCGGCGTGAAGTACGACCTGGGCAATCTGGCCGACATGTACAGCGCCATCCATATCATCCAGCAGGAAATGGACATCACCGGCACCACCGCCAAGGAAGCAGCCACCACCCTGACCGGCAGCTTTGCCGCCATGAAGGCGGCTGCGGAAAACGTGATGGGCAACTGGTCCACCGGTGCCGATCTGACGGAGCCGCTGCAGGCGCTGGCCGACACGGCACAGACCTTCCTTGTGGACAACCTGCTGCCCATGATCGGCAATGTACTGGCAGGCATTCCGGAAATCGTTTACAGCCTTGTGCCGGAGCTCCTGCAGACCGGCACCGAGCTGCTCAGCTCCCTGGCACAGGGCTTCACCGAGGGCATCCCGGAGTTCTTCTCCACCGCTCTGCCGCAGCTGCTGGCATTTACAGACCAGCTGCGGGACAACGCGGCCAGCTTTGTGGACGCCGGTCTGAACCTCATCACCCAGCTGCTCAACGGTCTGATCGCCGGTCTGCCGGATCTGATCGCCTATGTGCCGGATATCATCATCAACATCTGCGGCATCATCAACGACAACATGCCCAAGATCCTCGCTGAAGGTGTTTCCATCATCGTGCAGCTGGTCGTGGGCATCGTCAAGGCGGTGCCGGATCTGCTGGCCAACTGGAAGAAGATCCTGCAGGCCGTGTTGTCGGTAATCTCGGCCATCAACTGGCTGAACATCGGCAAAAACATCCTCACCGGTGTGGCAAACGGCGTCAAGAGCATGGGTTCCAGCATGCTGAATGCCTTCAAGGGCGGATTTTCCAGTGCTCTTGCCTGGATCAAGAGCCTGCCCTCGCAGGCTGTGCAGTGGGGCAAGAACCTGATCCAGAGCTTCATCAACGGCCTTACCGGCAAAGGCGGTGCGGTTGGTGCAGGAGCCATCGCAGCCACCGCCGGTGCCACCATTGCTAAAACCGCCAGCGGGAACGACTGGTCCTCCGTCTGGGCGGACGCCAACGCCGACGTGGCCGACAGCGCCCAGTCCATGGCGGAGGTGGTCGTCCCGGCCTATACCAAGTCCGGGGACGCCGCCACCAAGGCGGCCAAAAAGACCAAGGCCGCCGCACAGGCCGCCGAGACCCTGCTGTGGTCCCTGCAGGACGCAGGCCACACCGACACCACCAACGCCCTGGGCAAGGTGACCATCCAGACCACCGAACTCACCGAGCACCTGAAAAAGGGCTCTGAAGAGTACGACCGCCTGACCAAGACCGTGACCGAATCCGGTAAGGAAATGGTCAACGGTGTGGCCAAGAACTACAAGACCGTCACCAAGTATGTGACCGAAAACGGCAAGACCATCGCCCAGACCCAGAAGGTCTACGAGGAAATTGCCGCCACTGTGGCCAAGACCGTTACGTCTACAACGGATTCCGTGGTCAATGGCATTGCCACCAGCACCAAGACCATCACCGAGACCCTGACCGACAAAACCACGACCCAGAAACAGGTCATCACCGAGACCTACAACGACATCGTGGACGGGGCGCTGGTCACGGTGGAGCGGGTCAAGACCATTGCCGCCGACGGTGTCCCGCAGACCACCGAGGAGATCAAGAAAGCCTCTGCCAATAGCTTTGACGGCCTTGTCAAGGGCTGGCAGGACGAGGCCGACAAGGGCGTGGTGGGTACCTTCAACACGCTGGTGAACGCGGTCAAGAAACAGGACTGGCAGTCTGTCGGCGAATGGGTGCTGTCCACCCTGTACAACGGCCTTGCCCCGCAGGCCAAGCAGCTCATTGACGACTTCGGCAAGAACCTGATCCAGCAGGTCAACAACGCGCTGGGCAAGGGTGTCAGCGCCGTTTCCAACGGCCTGTGGGATATGGGCGGCGACCTCGCCAAGGGACTGACCAGCGGCTTTGCAGACGTGCTCACGCAGGCGCAGGGCCTTGGCTCCACCCTCACCGGCATCTTTCAGGGGCTGAAAGGCCCGCTCACTGCGGCGGCAACCGCCATCAGCACCGGCCTGAAGGGCGGGCTGATCTCCAGCTTCCCGGAAATTCTGGCCTCCATGGGCACCCTGATTGGCTCCATCGGCAGTGCCTTTGTGGGCATGCTGGAAGCCGTCGCGGCGGCACTGTTTCCCACCGGATTCGGTGCCCCGCAGGCCCTGCTCATGATCGCGGCAGGTGTGGCCCTGACCGCCGCCATTGCGGCCATCGTGGCCGGCGTCGGCGGCGCGTTCAAGCGCAAGACCACCCCCGGCATCTCCGGCGGCACTTCCGGCAGCAGCACGACCTCCACGGCATCCGGCTCCCTGTGGGATTACGAGAAGCGTGCTCCGCTGCCGCAGCGCACCCAGCGGCCCAACATCGAGGTCAACCAGTACATTTACAGCAAAGCGCAGACGGCTGCCGACCTGATGCGCGAGGCACAGTACGAGCAGGAAAGGGCGGTGCTGCAGGGTGTTTGACGCGATCTTCAAGGCCAGCAACGGCCTGACCTTTTCCTTTGGCTACAAAGCGGGCGTGCTGTGGAGCATCACCCCGCTGGGTGGCCTGCCCGTGGATCTGGAGACCAGTCAGGGCTACCAGCAAGTGGGTGCCCCCGTGGAGAGCCGGAGCATTTCCGGCGTGACCCGCACGGTCACCGGGCGCATCCTGCGCAATCAGGACTACTGCAAGCGCCAGCTGCGGGATGTGTTCGCGCCCTACGTCACCGGTCGGCTGACCGTGGCCGGGGCCTACTGGTGCGACGCTGAGGTGCAGCGCACCCCGGACATCAGCGTGTCCGGCCGGTGGCCCACCTTCTCGTTTCAGCTCTACTGCCCGGACCCCTACTGGCACAGCGTGAAGGAGCTCACCGTCTCGACCTTGAGCGTAACACCCACCTTCCGCCTGCCGGTGTGTTACGATGTGCACAGCTACGGCGTGCGGGAGCAGGCCAACTATTTGCGCATCGCCAACACCGGGCTGGCCACCCAGGACTGGCAGCTGACATTGGAAGCCCGCGGCCCGGTGGTCAACCCCGGCGTCAAGGACCCGGAGACCGGCGAATTCCTGCGCTTTGTCACCACCCTGCAGGACGGCGACAAGCTCCGGCTGTACCGCGAGAGCGGCCAGCTGAAACTGGAACAGATCATCGACGGCACCGGCTACAACATCATGTCCACGCTGGACGGGAGCAGCACCCTGTGGACTTTGCGCCACGGGACGCAGGCATGGCAGCGCACAGCGGATTCCGGCACGGAATGGCTGTTCCTGACCCTGACCTGCAGCACAGCGTTCTCCACCGTGGTCCTGGAGGTGGGCGGCAATGGCTGAGCGGACAAGTGCCCTGACGGCAGGCGGCCACAAGAGCATCTGCGTCTACGACGGCCAGCTGAACCTGCTGGGCCGGCTGGCAAGCTGGGTGTCGCTGGTCTGGCCGGAGCGCTACAACGTGTACAGCGGGGTGCAGGGTGCGCAGCTGGAACTGCACGCCTCCACCGACCTGCAGGCCCTGTGCCGCCCGGACCGGTACCTCTGGCTCACCGGCTCCGACCGCATCATGCGCATCTGCTCGGCGCAGACCGACCGCTCCGAACACAAGCTCGTGATCTCGGCCAGGGACGCCGCCTGCATCCTGGACGAGCGGATCAGCACCCGGACCCTGAGCGGCTTTGCGGTGGAAAGCACCCTGCGCAGCCTTGTGTCCGGTGCGGCTGCATGGCCGGGGCTGGAGCTGGGCGTGCTTGCAGATCTTGCCGACACCTACACCGGCGAGGTCAAGCCCGGCAGCCTGCTCAACATCGCCGAGCAGGTGTGCCAGGAGCTGGACATCGGGTTCCGGGTGCGGTTCGACCAGCAGGCCAAGAAGTTGCTGTTTGAGCTGTACCGGCCCAAGCTGGACCCCAACGCCCGGTATGCGCCCCAGTACGGCAACCTGACCGGCCTGACCTACACTGAGAGCATCACCGACTACAAGAACATCGTGACCGTGGCGGGCGCGGACGGCACCGTTACCGTGGGTGCCACCGGCAACACCGGCTCTGCCCGGCGGGAACTGTATCTGGACGCCACCTCTAAAAAGAAGGAGGACAACCAGAGCCAGGAGGATTATCTGGCCGCGCTGCGGGCGCTGGGTGAGCAGGAACTGGTCAAGCACACCCGCATTGAGAACTTCCGCTTTACCCCGACCGGAACGGTCACGGTAGGCAAGGTGGTGGCCGCCAGCCTGCCCGGCACCGACATCCAGGCAGCGGCCCGCATTACCAGCGTGACCCTGAGTTCCCAGAAGGGCGAAAACACGGTCACTACCGAGATCGGCACACCCATTCTCAGGAGGAAACCATGAGCATCATCACTTACCCGCTGAACGGCGTCACCTACGACGCGGAGGACGTGAGCACCTATCTGTGCACCCGCACCTCCGGCGTCTACGCCAAAGATTCCAACTACGCGGTCAGCGTCACCGGCCCGCGGCAGATCACCGTAGCTCCCGGCCTTGCGTGGATCAACTACGACGACTTCAAGGGCGTCTCGGCCTGCAGCCGGGAGGCGGTCAACCTGACCGTCCCGGACGCCGACAGCACCCTGCCCCGCATCGACCGGGTGGTGCTGCAGTTCGACACGGCGGCCAACCTGACCGCCGTCAAGCTCAAGCCTGGCACGCCTGCCGCCGCCCCGGAGCCGCCCGCCATCCTGCAGAACCACAACCAGTACGAGCTGGGCCTGTGCACGGTGAGCGTGCCTGCAGGCTCCTCGGTGATCACCGCCGCCGACATCACCGACACCCGCGCGGACGAGGACGTGTGCGGCGTCATGCGGGACGGGGTCAAGGGCATCCCCACGGCCCAGCTGCAGGCGCAGGCGCTGGCCATGCTGACCCAGCTGTCCACTGAGCTGCACACCAAACTCGACGCCCTGGACGCCGCCATCGCGGCGGTGGAGAGCGGGAGCTTTTACACCAAGAGCGAGGCGGACAAAAAGTTCGGCACGCCGTACACCCTGCCGCCCGCTACGGCGGACCAGCTGGGCGGCGTGAAGGTGGGCGACTACCTGGACATCGCTGCGGACGGCACCCTCAGCGGCAAGACGCTGTATGACACCATCGCGGCCAGTGTGGCGGTCAAGTCGGAGGCGCGACTGGTGTGGAACTACCACACAAAAAGCCCCACCAAGTGGAAGACCTATGATGTCT